AAGAGTTTCTACCAACTCTCCCATTTCATTGTCTTCTTCTATGATGTAATCACTCTTATCGATAATACCTTTAGCAAGCTTATAGTTCTTCATAAGTCTGCGGGCATTTCTCCGGATTTGTTTAAGCCCCTGCCACTCTAACCAGTCTAAATTCCATGCAGCCCAACCCTCATCCTTTTCAGTCTTAGGTATAAATTGTAAAGGTTGGGTAACACTACCCAATCTATTCTGTTCTACTTTCTTGCCGTTCTTGGCTTGCAATGCGTTTATAACCTGCATAGTATTTATTTTAGGTTTTTAAAGGGGGATCTTTTAATTCCTTGACCATTTGTACTAGTTGCATGTCCCATATGTCTAAACATGCTACTGTTTAATTTATATAAATTTTTTGACTTTTCCAAGTTTTTACTTGCATCATCCATAATAACTCTCTTAGCATAGCCTCTATTAGACTGTTGTATCTTCATAAATGCTACTAGAGCACAGAATGCTACCATTCTATCCACATTGAGTCCATCTACATATGCTTGCATTTCTTTGAGTAACATGATGTCTGGGATTCTCTCTATGCCATATTTAGTCTTAACTATAGTACCATCTGCTTTAGTCTCAACATCTAGCTCTTCTTTTGTATACTCAATAGCATAACTTAGTAAGTGCTGTTTAAATAATACACCGGTATTTCTCCAGCCATAATCCTGAAATACATTCTTATTAGCACCAAGATCTTTTAAGAACATAATCTGATCTTTTGGTACAAGATATCTTTGTCTTCTTTTAGATATCATATACTGTATAAATAGTGACACATTGTTCTCTACTACAGTCCATGCGTTATACCATTCTATAATAAGTTCTAGTCTTTCATGTGTGTACTTAATGTCATCAAACCTGCCACACCAGGCTGCTACAATCTTATCTGGTTCTATATATGTTTCTGTTTCACCTAGTGTAACCTTAGTTACTTCAACCGGAGCTTTCATCACATATATGGAACATAATGATTCTGAGGTAGTTGTCTTACCTTCTGCTACAGGGTCAATAGATGCATAGTACTGTCCAAACACTGGATCCTTTATTGGCCTTTCATATACTACAAGTACACCTGTTTTATCTTCAGTCTTTTTACTTATAGGGAATTCTTTGATAGGCTGCTTATTACTTTCTTTTACTCTTACTACTCCATCAGTAGTATCCCGGTAGATATCTAGATACTCATAAGAGTATTCTTTATCTTCAATCCTTTTAATCTGATTATTTACAAGATGTGATGGGAACTTAGATACCTTTCTATGCTTAAATGCTTCTGCTATATTCCTAGGATGCTGAGATACTTCAAGTTGATAGTCTTCCGGGTCCATAGTTTTCTTACACTGCTCAAAGTAATCATCTAATGCTTTAAGAGATTCTTCTACTAATGAGTTACCATAATCATCTATGTATGGAGGCATAGACCATTGTTCAGGTATAAATAGTCCGGATCTACCCCATGCATTATGCTCATCTAGTAATGCAGACTCTACTGCATAGATATCATTAGCATCTGGATCCAGGATCATTTTCTTTAATGGATCACACTGTTCTAAGTCCCCTACAGATCCTGCTGCAATAAACATTCCTGTAGTCATCATACCTGATTTAAGGGCTGGCTTAATATATCCAAATGTGACATTCATCTTTGGAGCAATTCCTGCCTCCTCATGAAAGAAGTATTTAACCGGACCCCCTACACCATTTGTAGCACTTTTCTCAAAAGACATTCCTTGCATAGTACCTTTGAGACCTACCTCATTCTTTCTATCACCTTTGCGGACTTCAATCTTCTGTTGCCACATCATGACTTTGTTAGGATTCATAGGTCTATACCATGCTGTATGCTCATTTAAGAATGCTGCATACTCTTCTAAGAATTTCCAAGATCCTTTCTCATTGATGTAGTCTTTTAGATTTGCACCCATTTTTAAGGTCACACCGGCCTCAAACCATAATTGGTTTATGAGTTTACCTACATGAAAATAAGATGATGCTATTTGACGTTTCTTGAGAATAGCACAATGCTTATAGTGTAACTCTGCTAGTAGTTCATAGAGAGCCATGTGATACTGAGCATCCCGGATTTTAGCAAAGTCAAACTTCTGTTGCTCCTTATCAAAGATAGGTAAGAAGTTTAGCCACATATAATAATCCCTAGAAATATACCAGTTTTTGGTACCTGACTTAACTAAAACACCATTCCGGCATTTGTTCTTCTGGTCATCCCAGTACTTGATATAATCCTTAGTTCTTACAGGTGAGTCACAGTAGTAACCGTTCTTGTTAAAATTTCTAGCCTGCTCATTAAATATTCTGGATGTCTCATCAAATTCATACTGACCTGGTTCTTTAAAAATTGATAGTATAAATTCCTTGAAATCATCACGGGATGCAAATTGAGTCTCACTCCATTCACCATCCTCATATGTTGGTATGTTGTATTCAATATTCATTTAATAGTCTTAGTACTTCATTCAGTGCTTCATGTCTATGATTGTCTTTTAGTACTGCTTTAAATACATGTTTAGATTTTTCTAACTTAGCTAGATCATGAATAGCTGATTCATTCTTAAATCTTAAATCTATCTGGTGTGTGTCTCCGGTAAAGATCATTATACCATTCTTACCAAGTCTACCTAAGCACATTTGTAACTGTGCTTTATCTAAGTTCTGAAACTCATCAATTATACATACACAGTCTTCAAAAGTTCTTCCTCTAAAGTGTGTAAGTGATACTAGCTCTAATGCTTCTGATTGTTCTAGTTTTGTTATTATCTCAGGTTTATCATATACCTTTTTGATATTAGCTTTGATAGGCACAAGCCACGGCTCCATCTTTTCCTTTTCAGTACCAGGAAGAAAGCCATTGTCTTCTGTAGAAACTGTTGGTCTTGTAATAACTATCTTGTTTACTCTTCTTTTAAACAACATGTCTAGTGCTATCTGTACAGCTAAAAGAGTCTTTCCGGATCCTGCCTGCCCTATGATAAAGTTATAAGGTGTTTCAATTATCCTTTCTTTTGCATACTTCTGTTCCTCAGATAGAATAACAGAATACTTAATCTCTCCTTTTGGTGGAGCTTTTTCAATGTTGGGTTTTTTACTTGCCATAATATGTATTATTGATCATAAGCTAATCCTTGTCCACCGCGCACTTTGCTGTCCTGTTCTTCCTGAAGGTCTTTGTATACACCTTTAAAAGATTGCCGGATACCATCAAAGTCTTTTGCAAGGGCTCTAATTTGAGCTATATTTCCATCTTTACCATCTGTAATAGATGCATAAGTTAGATATGTTGCTATTCTATCCAAGGCTATTTTCATACCTTGATATGCTCTAGATGTAGGTGTTTCATACATTTTCCTACAGAAGTCTAGACCTACTCTAATAAGAGGCTCTTCTGTACTGAACTCTGCACCTATCTCATCTATGATTATATCTTCCTTGTCTATTTCATTCATGTGAAAGAATGGATTCATATCCGGGTTAGGGCATGTCATGTAGAACAAGTACAGGTATATAGTCAAATAATCATCCGGATAGTTATCCATTATATCCTTTAAGGTCTTTAATGTATAGCAATGCTCTGATGGAATTACTTTGTTGTTTTGTATATCAAACAGTTTTATTGTCATCTCTAAATTTTTTATGCATATAGTTAAACTCACCATAAGTGATATCTATACAATATGCGTTACCAAACTCTGTGTATACTACAGTATAATCTTCCAAGAATCCTTCATCACTTATAGATTGTCTGTAAGATACTACAGAATTCATTTCAAAAGTAAAAGGTACTTCAATAAGATTCTCCTTACCAGTCATTTCTTTTATCTTTTGATTTTCCATTATGAGTATGCACTCAACCCACTCACTTGCTTTTGAGGTTATGTCTGTTGTCATGTATCCAGTTTATTATGTTAATTACTTCTGCTTTTAAATAGGGTACCTCAATTGGTATAACTTCTTTTACTATAGGATCACCTTCCGGGCTATATTTTGTAATAGGATTATCATACTCATCTCTACCCTCTTCTTCAAATACTACATGGTGTAAAAACATTCTACCCGGTTTTAATTTAGGGTTATGCTTTATTATAATATACATATAAATACTGAGCTGTAGGGCATAGTGGTAGAAATTACAGTCATCTAAATGTGCTACAGGAGCTAGCATTTTCTTAGAAATACCTTCCCAGTTTATATATGATTCCTTATCTATTTTCTTATTAGTCTTGTAGTCAGTAATATTAACTTTACTATTTACTACTTCTACCAAGTCAGACTGTCCGCAGATACCTGCAGACTTTAAATAGACCATGTGCTCAGGATAGATACCATCAGTAAGTTTCTGCTCTGGTGCATGTTTAACACCTCCTTCTTCTATAGGCTTGTATACTGGTAAAGGTAGTCCTTCCCTTTCTATAGAGGCTAAAGAACATAAATCATTTTCCCGTTGATTATGGTAAAATGTACCCAATGTCATAGCTCTCTCTGACTCAGTCTTCCACAACTGTTGAATTTTATCTGGAGCTATTCCATACCATTTAGACTTCTTATTCTTAGAAGACTTTTCTGCAATCTCTTTTGCATTAAAAGGTTCTTTGAACTGTCCAACTAGTGTAGTTACACTAATCCATTTGATATCTTCAGCATCAACACTTTTGTAGCTATGATCACTGGCTGTGAATATTATTGACATAATGATTCTTCTATTATGGTTTTAGCTAATTCAACTGATGCAGGATCATTTGATTCAAGCATCTTCCTGATATTATCACACTCTTCTTTAGTAAACTTTTGCAAAGCAGCTAGAATAGCAATGTTACTCATATCTAGTTGACGTTCTAATCTAGTAACTCTATCTTTAAGATATGAGATTTCAACCTCATATAACATGCTGGTACTAGTAGAACCTGTACTTGTTGTATAAGGTCCTGTGCTTGTACTAGTAATAGATGTTAAATGCTTAGTTGGATCTAATACAACTATTCCTGATCTGTTTATATACATGACTTAATCTTTTAAGTTATCTAATATATCTTCATCTTCTTCAGATATTAATGCATTCCACTTCATGTCCGGACATGCACTAGATAGAGCTCTAGTCTTTAAAGCTAATGAACATCCACATAAATTACAACAAGGAGCTGTTCCCGGTACTAAACAGTGCTTACCCTCATCATCTTTGTGAGTGCAGCCCTTACATACATCCAATCTATGCATAGCTACTTCTTCAACAAACTTATCACGGATTACAGAGTTCTTAACTCCTTCCATTATCTGCTTCCGGTTCTTCCAGATTTCCTTTAGTGCTTTCATTTTTAGTTTTTTTAAAATTATCCTTTACTTGCTTTTCTTCTTCTATTACCTGAGCTATTCTATTTAGTTCCTCTAATCTAGTTTCTAATCTTATCTTATGATGATAACTAGCTATTGAGTATCCATCTAAACTTGCTACTTGTCTTGTGTATTTATCTATTAGTTTAGTTACTGCTTTTGATTTTACTACAAACTGTCCCAGACCATCTATGTGTATTCTAGTATGTGCAAGGGCTGACATATCTTGTCTTACCTTTCTATAATAGAATGTTATAAGATCTTCTATTAGCTGTTCATCTATATTCTCATCTTCAGCTAACTGCTTATACAGGGTCTTAGGTTTCTTTGGAATCATTTGCCTAATAACTTATAGTCTAATAATACATCTCCTTCTGATTGTATCTTAAGGTCTGGGTTTATAAGTATCTGCTTTTTGTTATCCGGGTTCTTTATAACTAAGCCATTCTTCTCAGCTTTATTCAAAGCATTCCGGACACTCTGTGGAGATTTAAAAATCCAGTCTTCATCAGTAGAAACATCATAGCAAAAATGAGTTAACTCAATAGGGCTATTAAGACTAAGCATTGTAAGACAGTTAAGATCAGCATCACTCACTGAGATCTTATTCAGAAAACAGTGAGTGAGGATCTGGTATTTTACAATGTCCCACTTAGTCAATATAGCACGCTTTTGTACTTGGTTAACTAATGCCATTATTAATTCTTCTTAAGTGATCTTTTAGATTCTTTAGCAGGTTCTTTTTCTGCTGCATATCTTTCTTCTGATTCTTGTTCCTCCGGATGTTGCATCTGGTACATAGCTGACGCATGCTGCATATCATACTGGAATCTTTTGAACTTGTATTCAGATATCTCTGCAAGAAGCTTTTCATACTTGTGTTGGGCTTCTAAGAAAGGTACAGCTTCTTCAAAGAACTCTTTCATTTCCTGCTTTCTAGCTGCTAATTGTTCTGGAGTCATTTCCTCCATTTCTTGTTGGTTTTCCATTTTTATACTTTTTAAGTTTAAGCAAATATACAAAAAAGTTTAAACTATATATATTTAAAATAAAAAATCCAGATACTCTATGTACCTGGACTTTCTTTACTTAGTATTATTATTTCTTTCTCTTAACTGTTTTTACAGTTCCACCTTTCTTTTCTTGCTTTAGCTTATCCTTATTTTTTAAAGCAGCTATTCCAGCAGCTGTAGCTATACCAATCCCTGCTGCAACTTTTGCAACCTTACCTGCAATAACTTTACCACTACCTGAAGCAAGTCTACGTTTAGTCTTACCACACTTCTTTCCCGGAGGACAAATTTCTTCTGCCATGATTATCTATTTTTAATTGTAAAGTTCATTACTGACAACATATAGAATTTTCTTGATATATCAGCTTCTAGTGTGAATATATCTACTGCACCTAGTCTAATGCGGATACTGAACTTGTCCCACATTTTGTTCTTAGAGTTCCAAGAGTTTCTTACTTTCATATTAATAAGGTTTATATTTTGTTGCTCCTCCAGCTTTATATGCTTTAAGGATTTGCTTACGTTGTTTACCTTTAGACTCATAAGATACATGAACCCAGTCAGGATTTTTGTCTGTACCAAATTCCCAGATTAATTGGTCAAATTCTAAGTTGTCTTTGATATAGTTAAATACTTGAGCATTAGTAATAGTTGTACCATCCATGTCAATATCAATTGCTTCACCTGAACAATGCTGAGAGGAAGATGCTCCCCCGATAGCCTTATTAAGAGCAGCTGATCTGTAGCCTGATGAAATATGTATTGGAACTGCAAAGTGCTCTCTTATTGGTTGGAATACTTTCTCTGCCAATAATTTAAAGTTTTCAATATGCTCTGGTGTAGGCATATTACTAATTCCATTTCTTTTTGCAGACTCACTTCTTGTTACTTCTGCTAATGATAAATTTTTACTTAATTGCATGATTCTTATTATTTATTTTTTATTTACTCTTTTTTGTAAGATTTTACTACCCTCTGAAATGCCAAAGCATAATACAGTCAATAGCATAAAGCCATCAAATATCCATTTCTCAACTGCTAACTTTATACCCATAATACCTGTAACAATGTCTGTACCAAATAGTATAACCATCATCACAAATGAAACAACACCCACAAATGACTTTTCATTAATTGTGTTAGTGTCACTTACTAGTTCTCTAAAAAATGCCATAACTTTTAAAGTTTAATCTTTTCATATTTTAACTTACTATTTACTAATACTAGTTCCCACTTTCTAACTGGTCTATCATTATCACTATTACCTTCTTTTAAGTACTTTGGTTTTCTGCGTACAAAATGAAAGCCTCCCTTATATATATTTTTTAAGCTAAACTCAGATAAGTCTATGGCTACTATTTGTCCTTCAAAGTAAAAAACTAAAGAGCTTTGAGCTGCCACATTATGTAACCAATGCTCTAAAGTATCTAATTTCAAAAGCTTAGATTCATAGTAGTACTGATTTGTTTTTTCTGTAACATATAGTGTCTCTTTCTCAGATGTGGTAACTAATTGTTTTAAGCTATCAATCTGTCTATTTAGCTCACCTATTTTCTTCTTTTGCTTTTCAAACTTAATATTAATATCTCTTCCTTGTTGAGTGGTCATGATAACTACAGAGTCACCATTAATCACCTTCTGGATCGGATATTGCGTTAATGCTAAAACCTGAAGTAGCATCATTACTATTAGCAGTGCTAGCTTTTTCATTCTTTTTATCTTTTACTTTTGGCTTTATATTTTCAACAATGCTTTCAGTTTTAATAACTTCTTCTTGTTCAGTGCTAAGTGATTCATTTAAAGATGTTAGGTCTGACACTTTTGTCTTAAGTGTTGATACTTGTTTTTTTAATCCTGTATTTTCTTTTGTCAATCCATTTACTTTATCTGTTAATGCAATGTTTTCTTTTACTACAACAACATGACCATGACCAGTTGAAAATACTTGAAAGCAAATAAGTATTATGAATCCTATAGCAGAGCCTAATATGATTCTTTTATTTTTTTTCATTTTTTTTACCAAATAACATCAAAACTGTTTCTTTTAAACTCTTAGCATGCTCAGTATTCTCTTCTAACTTTTTTTCTAAATCATCTCTGTACTCACCTTCAAGTTCTTCTAGTCTTTGTCTGTAGTCTTCCTCACTTTTCATTAATTTGTTTAAGAAAATCCAGCATAAGTATCCTAGTGCTAAAACTGCAAATCCTAAAATACCATACTGTGTAAGACTATCAAATATCCCAAATGACATAATTATTTCTTTTTTGTTGTTCTTTTTTTCTTGGTGCTTACTAGCATTTCTTCCTTAAGTCTATCTTTTTCAGCAATGTATCTTTTGATAAAGATCCAAGCTACATAACCTAAAGCTAAAACTACTAGTCCTACAGGACCATAATTTTGTAATTGTCCAAAGACACCAAAATCTGGTGTACCTGTAGTTACTGATGTTGTATCCATATTAATCTATTTGTTTAAGAATAAGCCTTTCTACTGCTGCAGCTAACTTATTCACTGTTAATGCTAAATTCTTTAGCTCTGTCTGAGTCTGCTCTACTAATGCTTGATACTTAAGTCTATGCTCTTGTTCTACCAAGTCAATCTTTCCATGAGCTTTACCTATCTCTGTTGTATTTTTTCTTACATCTGAGTGGATCATTCTTAAAAAATATCCAAATATCCCTATTACTATTCCTGCTATAAATAGTATGATTGCTACTGTACTTGTTGATACCATTTTCAAAATAAATATATATACTATAATATACTAAAAATTATTGACTCAACAACTCTTTGATACCAAGTTTATTGGATTTCCACCAGTTTATAACATGTCTATAACCTCTTGCATTAGTACCATTTGGATCTGTTGGACCTGAGTATGTAGATTCAAATTTCTGACTTTCTACAAATAATGGGAAGTTGTATACTTTACCTATGCCATCAAATAATACATGCTCTCCACAAGGTGATAGATCTGGTTTTCCTGGAATATCCATTAAATAAGCATTATTTATAATATGATGTTTTAATAACTTTTCTACATAAGATCTTTTTAATATACATGCTTGAGCACCCCAATCATGCAAATATCTTACAGTGAATTTAATTTCTCTATCAACTTCTGAAAGTAAACATAATTGTACAGCTTCCCAGTCAGATGGAAGATTATTATAAAACTCTGACCATGTAAAAGTCCAGTATTGAACTGCTTCAAAAGATATATCATCTTCACAGAAGAATCCATATTCTTCATCAGTTTCTTCATACCATTGTTTTATTGTATTAAGATATGATATAGCTGCACCTATATGAGGTGTTTTTAATTTCTTATGCGCTTCTCCTAATAGATTATAGTCTCCGGGTACATATCTATTATATACATAAAACTTATACTTTTTAAGATCATATGTCTTAAATACATTGTCTAATTCTTCTCTTCTAGCTATTGACTCATCTAGAGATACTATATTTATAAGTGGAAAATTCTCAAGTTTATGCTTGTCCCCTAGGAGAAACTTAAGGTTATTAGATATAACCTGCATATAGTCTTCAGGCAATGTAGTCACTTGAGAAAGGCTTTTAAAGATTTCAACAGATTCTTTATCTCTTCCTATCCACCATCCGCATACTGCTTTTTGAAATAGTAATCCATGCTCTCCATAGTAGTTTAATGTGTCAGCTAATTCATTTGAATTCTCAATGTTAGCTAGTCCCAGGCAAGCATATGTGTAACCACTATGCCAATGTTTTTGTAACTCATAGTACTTGCTGAGTAAGAAGTATGCTTCCGGTCTTTCCGGAGCGTAGCTTATAGCATTCATATAAGCTATAGATTCTGCATGCTTTCTTTTACCAAGCTTTTCCATGCACTGTGGAATCATAAGTAATGAACTATATACTGTATTTTTGTTAAAGCTATTCTCTGCAGATTTTAAATAGAATGTTATTGCAGAGGCAAAGTGTCCGGATGTGTAATAGTTCTTTGCCATTTCAAATGTAGCACTTGCATTACCTATTTCTTTAGCAAAGCTTTCTATTGTGTAACTTGTACTTCTTGCATTAGAGTAGTAAGGACTAGTATTTACACCCATACCCACCAGTGATTCAAATAACTTAACTGGTAATCTTAATACAAATGCTGTAGTATCTTGATATCCAAAGGTTATTATTAAATCATTTTCTTGGAGTGCTAAACCACATGAGAACTCTATTCTTGTATTTAAGAACTTAAACTCATCTGAGGAGTATACTATTTTCCAGTTTTTATCCCATACAATAAATCTATGGTAGTACTGAGCATCCTTATTACCTTGACTGTTTTTCCATAGATCTACCTCATGTGTAACTGCTATATACATATCGCGATATGAAATAACTTGTGAGCCTCCTCTGATATCTCTTGGAAATATAGTATCTTGATTAACTATTGTTACAGTCTCTGAAGTACCTTTCTCCGGATTAACTTTTACTACTTCTGTAGGGCAAGTCCATTTAACATAATGATAAGGAAGATCTAAGATAGGCATCCAGTTCTTTTCACAGTATGAATCTGTTGGTGGTTCTATACGCGCGCGTGATACTTCTGAGTTATTTATAATCTTGGATAACTCCATTCTACCTACACCATTAGTTGTAGTATCTCTTCTAACTCCTGTAAGATAAAAGTTATCATCCCAGACTACTATTCTAGCATCTTCTAAGCCTATAAATTCCCAGATAGGTTTTACATCTAATTCTGATGTATCTATCTTATTATAGTTAAGGACATTTAAAGTATTTCTGTCTAACTCACATAAGTAGTTAGTTGTTCTTAGTGTAAGATCATCTTCTGGATTAAAGTATGATAAAGGACCCCAGGCAGTTTGATATAACTGATCTCCATCAGATTGATATAAGCTATACTGAACATGTCTTAAGTT